AGTTATCGAGTATGAGGTGGACAAATAAAAAAGTGGCACACCGTCTCGTGGTGCTGTAGATTTCTTAGTATAATAGGTGCATAGAAGACAAATCGAATGCCAGTCAACTACGAAATCAAGTCACAGCTCGCTAAATTGCTTGCCACCGAAGACCTTGTGGTTGAGCATAAGAATATCGATACTGCACAGTTCAATGTTCATACTCGTGTGCTGACTCTTCCAATGTGGGAGAAAGCAAGTAACCAAGTGTATGACATGCTTGTGGGGCATGAGGTGGGACATGCTCTCTACACACCTGATGAAGATCCGCCGCGTGATGTTCCACATCAGTTTATTAATGTGACTGAGGATGCACGTATTGAAAAGTTGATGAAGCGTAAGTATGCTGGTCTTTCAAAGACTTTCTTTCGCGGATATCAAGAACTTAATGATGAAGATTTCTTTGAACTTGGAGAACAAGATGTTAATTCTATGAACCTTGCTGATAAAGCAAATCTTTATTTCAAGATTGGCAATTTTCTAGACATTGATTTTAATTATCAAGAGAGGCAAATTATCGACACAATCTCTGCTGCAGAGACATTCAATGATGCTATTGATGCTGCACGACTTCTTTATGATTTCTGTAAGGAGAAGCAGAAGCAAGAAACTCAGGCAATCTCTCCACCTAATCCTGCCAGGGATTCTATCTCAGGTGAATCAGAAGATTCTGAAGGATCTGATGAAAGTGAAGATGGTGCTGATGCAGAGAAAGATGATCAAACTGAAAATTCAGATTGTGGTGATACTGACACCCTTGAATTAGATGACCCTGGAGTTAGTACTGATGATCTCTTACAAAGCAAGATTAAGGATCTAGTTAGTGATAATCCTAACAGAGAAAATATTTACTTAGAAGTTCCTAAAGTAAATTTAGACACTGTTATTATCTCAAACAAAGAGATTCACGATCATATTGATCTTGCTTATGCTGATCATGCTAATCACGAGTTGTGTGTATCTGATAGTGAATATAAAAAGTTTAAGAAGTCTGCCCAGAAAGAAGTGAATTACTTAGTGAAAGAATTTGAATGTCGTAAAGCAGCAGATTCTTATGCTCGTGCTAATACTTCTCGCACTGGTGTTCTTGATACATCTAAGTTGCATACCTACAAATATAATGAAGATCTTTTCAAAAAGGTCACTACCCTTTCCGATGGTAAAAACCATGGTTTGGTATTTGTTTTGGACTGGTCTGGCTCCATGTCACATGTGATGAAAGACACTATCAAGCAATTGTATAATCTAATTTGGTTCTGTAAAAAAGTTAGTATTCCTTTTGAGGTTTATGCATTCACTAATGAGTGGAATTCATGTAAGTGGGATGATGATGGAAACCGTATTATTGTAGATCACTATGAGGTAAAGCAAAATTTACTTTGTGTAGACCCTTCTTTCGGCATGATGAATTTTCTGTCTAGTAAAACAAAAGATATCGAGTCTCAGATGATTAACATCTGGCGTCTGGTTGATTCTCTGTGGGGTATGTATCCTTATGTGATGCGAACTCCTACGAAAATGAGTCTCTCCGGAACTCCTTTGAATGAAGCACTAGTCACTCTACATCAGATTCTTCCTCAGTTTCAGAAAGAAAATAATGTGCAGAAAGTTCAGTGCATTGTTTTGACTGATGGTGAAGCAAATTATATTCCTTATCATGTCAAAGTTCAAAGACCTTGGGAGGAGCATCCATATATCGGACGCAACAATCTTAATGATCGCTGCACTATTCGTGATCGTAAGTTGGGAAGAACTTATCGTGTTCCACATACTTGGAATGAATTTACAGATCTTATGCTTCGACACCTAAAAGATACTTTTGTAAATACTAATTTTATTGGAATACGTGTTCTTGAGACAAGAAATTTAGGTTACTTTGTTAGAACGTATCATGATCAATATACTGATGAGTATAATGAGATTATGAAAGATTGGAAAAAACTAAAGAGTTTTACAATCACTAATTCAGGATATGATGCATACTTTGGTATGTCTGCCACGGCATTGGCAGATAATTCTGAATTTGAAGTTGATGAAGGTGCCACTAAAGCAAAGATTAAATCTGCTTTTATTAAATCTCTAAAGACTAAGAAACTAAATAAGAAAGTTCTTGGTGAATTCGTTTCCCTTGTAGCATGAGTAAAATGCATAGATTTCCCTTTAAACATATTGTTGATGAAGAAGCCAAAGAGGTATTGGTGGTATGTCAAAGTGCCATTACTGCCATGGGGGTGAGTGCTATGGTAAAAAAATATTATCCAGGATATTGTGCAAAAATAATTTCAGAAAATTATTATCATAAGGAGACGCACAAATAACTGTCACAGGGGAGGGTTAGAGACCTCCCTTCTGATCTATAATGACTTCAGTTCAAACAAAACAAATGGGTCTGTCCAAAAACGGTATTATTGATTCTCTTCAAGATCTCTATGGCACAGAGTTCACTGCTGCAGATGTCCGTGCTTGGTGCGCCATGAATGGATGTTCTTATCAGACTATCACCAACAAACTAGTTGATTATAAAGTGGGTCGTGGTAAGTGGAATCTTGAAGTAACAAAGAAAGCAGTAAAAGAACTAGAAGTTAATTATGCTGCCCCTGCCGCACTCCCTGCTGTTGAGCAAAACCTTATTCCTTCAAAAGATGCTACCTTCGTCCAGTTTGGCAACTTCGGTTCTGTTAAGAAAATTATTCAGTCCCGTCTATTCTATCCGACGTTCATTACAGGTCTGTCCGGTAACGGAAAGACTTTCTCGGTTGAACAAGCGTGTGCTCAACTGGGTCGGGAACTTATTCGTGTAAACATTACTATTGAAACTGATGAAGATGATCTTATTGGCGGTTTCCGCCTTATTGATGGTAACACCGTCTGGCACAATGGCCCGGTCATTGAGGCCCTCCAGCGAGGTGCTATCCTGCTCCTTGATGAGATCGACCTCGCTTCTAACAAAATTCTCTGTCTCCAGTCAATTCTTGAAGGGAAAGGAGTATTCCTTAAAAAGATCGGAAAATGGATTGAACCTGTCCCTGGTTTCAACGTCATCGCCACAGCAAACACTAAAGGTAAAGGTAGCGACGACGGACGATTCATTGGAACTAACGTGCTCAATGAAGCCTTCTTGGAGCGATTCCCTGTAACCTTTGAGCAGGAATATCCTACTCCCGCCACTGAGTTGAGGATTTTGGAAGGTGTTGCTAGTGACCTTAATGTGGTTGCTCCTGACTTCTGCAAGCGCCTTGTAGACTGGGCAGACATTATTCGTAAGACCTTCTATGATGGTGGTGTAGATGAGATCATCAGCACTCGTCGTCTGGTTCACATCATTCGTGCATTTAAGATCTTTGGTAAGAAAGAGGTGGCAATGGAGGTTTGTGTGAATCGTTTTGATGATGACACCAAGCAAGCATTCATGGAACTCTATGACAAAGTAGATGCTGATTTCCAGATGCCAATTGACTCTGATCAAACTATTTGATATAATAATGACAAACTCTTGGTCTCTACTTTATGATGAAATAAACATGACTAATAATAATTACAAATATAGTGAGGAGGAAATCCTCAAGGAATTGCAAGATTATATCAGTGGAACATATCGTGCTCACTACTCTGCTGGTGATGACAAGATTCAGACACTTGATTTAATTGATGCATGTGGTGATGGTGAAGCATTTTGCCGATCCAATATTCTCAAGTATGCCTCTCGGTATGATAAGAAGGGAACAGCACGACGTGACATTATGAAAATTCTGCACTATGCTGTGCTTCTAATGCATTTTAATGACAAGAATGCAAAGCGTGAAACTTACAATCAGTGACAATGCAAATCGAAACAAAAACTATGAACCTGTCTGACTCTACTCTCAATTTACTGAAGAACTTTAGCACTATTAATCAATCTATTCTGTTCAAAGAAGGTAGTAGTCTTCGCACGATCAGTGTAATGAAGAACATTCTTGCTGAAGCAGTCATTGATGAAGAGATCCCTCAAGATTTTGGTATCTATGATCTCAATCAATTTCTTAATGGATTGTCTTTGCACCAGAGCCCTGATCTTGATTTTGGGAACAATGGTTATGTCGTGATCAAGGAAGGTCGTTCTCGGTCTAAGTATTTCTTTGCTGATCCTCAGGTAATTGTAACTCCACCAGATAAAGACATTGCACTTCCTAGTGAAGATGTCTGCTTTGAACTTAACACTCAACAACTTGATAAACTTCTCAAGGCAGCAGCAGTGTATCAACTGCCTGATCTCTCTGCTGTTGGTGAAAACGGTGTGGTTAAACTGGTTGTTCGTGATAAGAAGAATGACACCTCTAATGATTATGCTGTAGTTGTTGGTGAAACTGACAATACTTTCTGCTTTAACTTTAAGGTAGAAAACATCAAAGTCATTCCTGGCACCTATGAAGTAGTAGTATCTCAGAAACTTCTTTCTAGATTTACCAGCACAAATTACAATCTCAAATACTTTATTGCTCTGGAACCTGATTCTACTTTTGAGTGATGTTTCCTTTTACTGCTTCTCAAAAAGATGAGATTACAATCCTTGATAATTTCTTAGATGAATCTGAATTTCAGGTTCTTAAGGAACATATCATGGATTGTAATTCCTGGGGATTTACTAGGGGTATTTCTGTAGAGAGTGAGGGTGATCCTAGAATTTATTATGGATTTTCTTCTGGTGTTGTTGATGAAGATGAACCAGAAGAATATCTGTATGAAGAAGGATCTCATATTTCTCTCATAGAAAACCTCAATGAAAAAGTAAAACAGAGGTTTAATCTGGCTGAGGTAATTCGTTGCAGATTGGATATGACCACATATCGTGGTGACACCGAAATTGTTTTCGGTCCACATATTGACTGTGATAGAGAGCACAAAACTTCAATCTTCTATGTGACTGATAGTGATGCTCCAACAATCATATACAATGAGAGGCGATTTTGTGGTGACATTCCAAAGGGTGTTACTCTTACTGAAAAGCAAAGAGTTTTGCCAAAAGAAAATCGGTTGGTGATTTTCCCTGGTAATCATGTGCACACTGGAATGTGTCCTATTGACTACCCTGTTAGAATACTGGTGAATACTAATTACAGGGGTATTAAGAAAAAGGATTATGACGGGCCACTTTATGCTCCTTGGACAAAGGTAGAATCAGGAAGACTCAAATGAAACGATTACTAACAACACTTTGTGCATCACTTGCACTATGTGTTCCTTCTATGGCACATAGTGAAATCGAAGATTATAGTTATGATGCAATGATCTGTTTGAAACTTGGTAAATGCACTGAGGGTGTGTATAAGTTAGAAACAAGTGATCATGCTGGTGAGGTTAAAGATATTCTTTTTAATCTTGACAAGATGGGAGTAGAAGTATATGAGGCAATTCCAGAATATTTTGTTGATGAATATCGTGCTCTATATTATTCTGATAAGAATGTAATTTTCTTAAACAGAGGTTATCTAGATACTGATGATATGTTTATCAAAACTCTACGTCATGAGGCGTGGCATGCTGCACAGGATTGCATGGCAGGTGGTATGCACAACTCGGATATTCTAAGTATTCTTGATCATGATATCATTCCATCCTATATTACAGATGAAACTTTCTTACGTTATGGTTATGATCCTACCGTTGTTCGTATAGAAAGAGAA